CGGGCATCAACTTCCTCATCAAAATGATCAACGGGCTAACGCAAGGGCTCAGTAAAGCGTGGACGTGGCTCGGCATTCCGGCGATCCCGGAGATCCCGCTCCTTTCGCTTCCACGACTTGCAACCGGCGGCTTTACCGACGGCGTAAGCATAGCGGGCGAGGAAGGCACCGAAGCCGTCATCTCGTTCGATCCTGCATACAGGAAGCGGAACATTGAAACGTGGGAAGCTGCGGGCAAACTACTCGGCGTGGTCGGCACCTTAGACGTGAGCGAAAGCGCGAAGGCGGCGACCGCCGCTTCCGTCGAACTTCTCGCCGCAGAAAACGCCAAAGCAGAATCGCCGCAACTGGCGCAAGCCGGACAGCTCATTGAAATGGACGGCTTCAGCCTCGGCGAACTTACCGAGACGACGATCATCTATTACGACTTCAGCGGCTTTACATGGTCGCCCACCGTCAACGGCGTAAAATCGGAAAAGAAAGAGGACGTCCTCGAAGCATTGAAAGAAAACGAGAGCGAGTTCTTCGACTGGCTCGAGAACTGGATCAGGACGAAGGAGGTCGGCAGATATGACCGCGTTACAGTCTATTAAATACACCACAAGGCAGGGCGACACGTTCGACGAGCTCGCCCTGCAGGTGTACGACAGCGAAAAAAAGGCGCACCTTTTAATCGAAGCAAACCCCGATTATGCCGACGTACTGACGTTTGACGCGGGCACCGTATTGACGATCCCCGTGAATGATGACATCGTTCTGCCCGAAACGCTTGCACCGTGGAGGCGCGGCTCATGAATTTGATATACGAAGGCGTCGATATTACGACGAAAGTCGCAATCAACCGTTGCGAAGCCGAAACTTATGCGGAAAACAAAGCCGACCAGCTTCTTCTGCGTTTCAGCGACGCGGCGACAAACTGGGACAAATGGCACCCCGTTTGCGGGGACACAATTCAACTAAACGACGGAGCGGCCCGCACCGGCAAAATGTTCATAACGAGCATAACGCCGGAGAACGGGCTGTTCTCCCTTCGTGCGACCGCTATGCCGCCGACGGGCGAGAATATCAACAGCCAATCGTGGGAAAACGTGCGGCTCTTTCAGCTCGTCAACGATATAGCAAAAAAGCACGGGCTCGCGGTTAAGATATACGGCGTAACCGATCAACTCTATCCGTACATACAGCAAACGCGGATGACGGACTTCGTATTCCTGAACCGTCTGCTCCAAATGGAAGGCTGCGCTATGTTATTTTACGACGGCGCGCTTGTGATATACGACGAACTGCAACGCGATCGAAGTCTGGCGTCGGCAACGGTTAAAATCGGCGTCGACGGGCGATTCGGTTACACCGACAATTCCTCGCAGTCTTACGGCTCTATCGAACTTGTGAGCGGCAGTTTCCGCGGTACGTTTACCGATTCGGCAGCTCCCGCCGCGCGTGTTCTGAAGCCCGCAACGCCCGTTGAATGTATGAGCGACGCGGAAGCCCAGCGTTTTGCGCGCGGGATCCTGCGGCAAGCGAACAAGAACGCTTACACGGGACACTTCCGGCGTAAATTCACAGCGGAATATGCGGCGGGTAGCGTTCTCAACCTGCAAACGGAAAAAGCACCGAGCTGGAACGGCAAGATCTTCATTACTCGGACGCGCAACAATTTTATCACGGGCGAAAGCAAGATATTTTTCAGGCGAACGCTGGAGGTGTATTGATGGCGGAATTGCAAAAAGGCTATATCAGCACAATCGAAGGCAACACGGCGCGCGTTGTGCCCGATCAAGTTGACGGTTCCGTAACGAAGCCGCTGACGATTCACGCATCGCTTCGCGGCGACGCCGGCAATCTTAAAAAAGGAACGGCTGTCGTGTTCGTTGTGTTTTCCGATCGGTCGGGACTTATACTGAGCCGTGCGGACGGCGAGATCTTCGCGCCCGATTCTTAAAAGGAGGCAACTCATGGCAGTAACTGCAACATTCAGAACAACCGCGGGAACCAAGACGTGGGAAGTCTCCCCGCGCAAGGTTCTCGATATTGACGGGCTGAGCACGGGCTTTGAGCTCGAAGCCGACAACAACAGCGCCGTCGAAGGATCCCCGCTCACAAACGAGCGCGGGCTCAAAAAGAAGCAAATCAGCTTTTCGTCCAACTTCCACGCCGCTCTCGGCTTTGACGTTCGGGCGGAATTTGACAGCTGGGAAACATGGGTGGGACTTGCCGGCATTCTCCGCTTCGGCGGCGAACGCTTCGGCGCGAATAGCTGGCTCCTTACCGGCGCGAAAGCTACAAATATTCAGACCGATCCGAGCGGGCGGTGGCGCAGTTTCAAGATGGCGTTCACTTTTGAAGAAAGCGACGACACCACCGTCGACGACATCGAAGAAGCGGAAGCGGCAATCGAAGCGGCAAAGTCGGCGGTCGGCGTTCAACCGCCCGCGGCGTTTGTAACCGCCAAGAAAGCGCCGAACCCGTTCCTTGCTAAGTTATTGAAAAAGACGACGGGCAGCGAGCTCATCATCGCGCTGGGCGACGTCGTTCGCTTCACAGGCGGCGCGCAATACACAACGAGCACCGGCTCGACGGTTATCAAGAACTCGGCGGCGGGGCTTGCAAAAGTAACCAAATTTGCAAAAAGCGCCCCGCACCCTTATTTTCTCGTCAGCGTCGACGGCTCGACGGATGTCGCGGGCTGGGTAAGCGCATCGCAGGTTACGGTATAAGGAGGCTATTATGTTAAGCAAAGGCAATTCAGATATAGCCGTCTGCGTGAATAATCTGCTCAAAACTTCGCGCGGCGAGGTTCCCTACGAGCGACTGAAAGGCGTCAACTTTTCATTACTCGACGGGCCCGCGTCGACTGCAGGGCAGGAAATGATCGAGGACATAGAATGGATGCTCTCGATTTACGAACCCCGCGCAAAGGTTGACGGCGTTCAGCTCATTCCTGACGACGCGCAGAACGGTCGCTTCACGATAAAGGCAAATATATCAACGCAGGGGGCAACAGACCTATGAACGAATTTATCACAACGGACGCGGAACTGATCCGCGACGAAATAATCACGGAACTCGAATCATCCGTCGGCGGGCCGCTTTACCCGGGCGACGAGCGCAGGATGTTCGCCGAAGCTCTTGTCGCGGTGTTCGTCTCTATGTACAATTCCCTGAACGACGCGGCGCGGCAGAAAATGCTCCGATATGCGCGGGGATCCGTACTCGATGCACTCGGCGAGCGCGTCGGTGTTGCAAGGATCGCACCGACGTCGGCAACGACAACGCTGCGATTCTCTTTATCGGAACCCGTCGGGGAAAACGTATTGATCCCGCAGGGAACCAGAGCCACAAGCGACAGCACCCACTATTTTGAAACGACAGCCGCGGCGGTTATCGAAGTCGGCGAGACGTTTATCGACGTGGACGCGAAAAGCGTCGACGGCGGTGCGGCATATAACGGGATCCCGATCGGAGGGATCAATTCTCTCGTTGATCCCGTTGTGTACGTCGACCGCGTGAGCAATACGACGGAAACGTCGGGCGGTGGCGACGAAGAAACCGACGACAGCTATCGGGAACGAATCAAAGCCGCACCTTCCAAACTCTCGACCGCGGGCCCGATAAACGGCTATAAATACTGGGCAATGAGCGCGGACTCGAAGATCGTCGACGTTACGGTCAAATCGGAGCAGGAGACAATCACGCGCGACTTGCCCGTGTGCGGCGGGAAAGCGTTCAAGGGCGGCGACACGCTTCTCTTCGATACATTGACCGTCTACAAGGCAAACGGCGCCACAGCGGCTAAAAACGGCGATTATACGGCGGAATATACCGACGGGCTTCTCACTATTACGCTAACGAGCGGTGGCGCGCTTTCCGGCGCGTCCAGCGTTAAAATATCGATCGACACAACAAACGCGGGCGTCGTCAGAATCGTGCCTATGTGTGCGGACGGAGAGATCCCCGACGACACCGTTCTCGAGAAAGTCTTTGCTGCCGTCAACGCTTCGGAAGTTCGTCCGCTGACGGACAGGGTAAAAGTCGAAGCTCCGACGGTTGAAGAATATGACGTCGTCCTGACTTACTACACGACCGCAGCAGAAGAAAGCGACTGCATCCTTACGGTAGAAGGCGCGGGCGGCGCGATTGATCAGTTCAACAAATGGCAAAGCGCGGAGCTCGGGCGCGATATAAACCCCGACAAGCTCCGTGCGTTGATTCTCGCACCGTCCGGCGACGGCGCCGTCGGCGCTTCCCGCGTTGTTATTACGAGCCCCACCTTTAAGGAACTGAACGACACGACGATCGCCAAATTCAGCGGAACAAAAACGATCAAACACGAGGTGGTCAAATGATTAAGCTCGACGATGTGGACGTTCTCAAACTCGTTCCCGAATTTATGCGGAACGACGCGGCGGTTCAAGGGCTCGCTGCTGCCGTCAATTCGCTCATCAAAGCGCCGGGCGCCAGAATTAAAACCGCCCGCGTCTGGGATCAAATCGACCGACTGACGGGCGCCCAGCTCGACGAGCTCGCGTATGAGCTTGACATCGACTGGTACGACAAAGATCTGCCGCTCGAAAATAAGCGGGCGCTTGTAAAGTCTGCCGATCTCGTTCATAGCCGACGCGGCACAAAATGGGCGGTCGAGCAGGTTCTTATCGACACCTTCGGAAGCGGCACCGTAAAGGAATGGTACGACTACAACGGTCAGCCGTTTCATTTTCGGGTAAGCACCGATTACCCGCTCGAAACGCAGGACATTATCGAACAATTCAGGAAGGCGGTCGCAGTCGCAAAACCCTGTCGGGCGGTTCTCGATTCCATCGAGTTCGCGCACTCGGGCGCGACGGGCGCCTTCACGGCGGCGGCAAGCATCGGCGTCGATATTAAGGCGGCAGGCGTCGCAATAAACATTTAAGGAGACAATTATGTGGAATGATGCAGTAGTAACGAACGCGGGCAAAGAACTGCTCGCGCAATGGCTCGGTGGCGGCGAATTTGTCATTGACAGCGCCGCAACCGGTCAGGGCACCGTGGCGGCGAGCCTGCTCATGGGACAGACCGAGCTCGTAAGTCAAAAGCAAAATATGAGCATCGTCAAAGCGGAAAATATAGGCGGCGGGCGCCGCCTTCAGCTTCAACTTACCAGCGAAGGCGTAACAAACGCTTACACGATCAATCAAATCGGCATCTGGGCGCGGCTCGGCAACGGCGCCGCAAAAATGATCGCTATCTTCCAAGACAGCACGGGAATCAGCGTCCCGACCTTTGAGCAAATGCCCGATTATGTATTCACGTTTTACGCGACGATCCAAATATCGAACAACGGCGAGCTCGTTGTCAACGTCGACAAAAGCGCGATCGTTACACGGGCGGACTTCGAGGATCACACCAGCAACAAGGAGAACCCGCACAAAGTAACGCAAAAACAGCTTTTCGACGATCTGACCGAAGCGACCGCGCTCGCGGCGGCGGACTTCATTCCCATCGAAGTCGTTGCGGACGGCACCGCAAAAAAGATCTCGAAGGAAAACCTGCACAAAGCTCTCGGGCTGAATACGACATCCATCACAGGCGCGACGGTAACGCTCGGGGCTTCGCAAACGTATTCCGGATCCGTCAAAACGCAAGCCGTCAGTTCCGTCGTTGTCGGCGGGAAAACCCTGACGGCGGGCACCGACTATATCGTTTCGGGAAACACCGGAACGAACGCGGGGAACTACACCCTTATTATCACGGGAATCGGCGCGTATGTGGGCTCTATCGCCAAATCGTGGACGATTGCGAAGGCGGCGGGATCCGTGAGCGTGGGCACGTCGACCGTCAGCGTCATAGGCGCAGTCGGAAAGACAACGACGGTAAGCGTCAGCCGTTCGGGTAATGGAACGATTATAGCCGCAAGCAGCGCGCCCGAAGTCGCCGACGTTACACTCAGCGGCTCCACTTTGACGATTAAGGGAATGAGCTCTGGATCGGCGGTCATAACGGTTACGGTCGCCGCAGGAACGAACCACCAAGCGGCAACCTGCAGGATCTCCGTCTCAGCGACGATATTCCCGAGTGTTCTCAACGACAACTCGTGGGAGCAGATTCGGTATGCATCCGACAACGGGATCGCAGCTTCGATCTGGTCGGTCGGCGCAACGAAAAAAGTCAAAGTACAGGGCAACGTCGGCGCGCAGGCAATCGACGCGGAGCTCTGGGTGTATATTCTCGGCTTCAATCATAACGCGGCTCGCGAAGGCAACAACAAAATACACTTCGGCACCTTCAAAACCGCACAATCGGGCGGGACGGACGTCGGTTTAATTGACAATGAGTACGGAAAATACTATACTGATGGACGGAAGTGTTTCAATCTCAACCACTGGAACCCATACAATTACGGTGGCTGGAAAGCCTGCGACGCTCGCTATGATATACTGGGCTCCACCGATACGCCGCCGCAGAACTATGGCGCATCGCGTCAAACGGGCGATGTCGGGTATGATGCGAGCGCGACCTGCGCGACGAACCCTGTCGCCAACACGTTGATGGCGGCGCTTCCCGCGGATCTCCGTGCGGTAATGAAGCCGATCACAAAATACACCGACAACATAGGAGGCGGCACAGGCAATGTAGCGAGTAATGTAACGACTTCGGTCGATTATCTGCCGCTGTTAGCGGAATATGAAATTTTCGGATCCAGAACTTACGCGAACAGCACGGAGCAGAACTATCAGGCGCAATATGCTTATTTTGCAAACGGCAACCCGAAGTTAAAGTATAGGCATTTAGACGTCTCTCAGACGGCTTTCTGGTGGTCGCGGTCGCCCTTTTACGTTGATGACTATTTTTTCTGCGGCGGCGGTTCGAGCGGTTCCGCGTGCTATT